CGCCTTTACTGGTAGCACCTTTAACACCTTTCATTCTTGCACAAAAAGATTTACGTCTTTTAGCAGCTTTACTACCAGGTTTAACTTTTCCTGTTACTGGTGCTTTAAGGTTACTACCAGTTTCTCTATTAATTTTATCTCTACCTTTTTTAGTAAGACCACCAGTTTTACTCTTGTGTTCTTTACGTAGCCTTACAGATTTTGCCATTAGTTAGATATACCAAATACGTTACTTTCAGCTAATCTTCTTTGTACTTCATGTTGAAATGCAATATCAGTTTTATATCTAGGATCTCTCATAGCAGCTACTACTTCAGCATTAGATCTAAATACTTTTGTGTTAGGACTAGAAGAAGTCTGACCACTAATTAATTTAGGTTCTACACCCATTGCATTTCTATACCTGGTAAACATTTTTTGTACAGCAAGAGTTACTTGTGGTATGTTTCTTTTTTCAGCATCTACAACTTTATCAAACTCTTGTAATTCTTCTTTAGGTATATTGCCATCCATCCATTGAAGCATTTCTAAATACTTTTCTTCACCACCTGCAATACCTACAATATCTTCATACTCAGGAAAAGAAGGATCAGCAGTAGGTTGTGTGCCCTCTTGTGGCTGCAAACCATTAAGATAGCTATCTATAAGGTTACGAGGTAAACCTGTTTGTTCTAGTTGCTTGTAGTGCTCTTCTGTAATAGTTCCGTTGTTTTCCTGGTAATGTTTATTAATAGCAAAAGGATCTATTTTACTTTGTTCAAATAGTTCTCCTAATTTTTCTCCATACTGTTGTCTTGCAAGGTCATAATTTACAGAACCATCTTCTTGGTATTCAACTACTTCTTCTGCTACTGGTTCTTCTTTAGTCTTTGCAACATCACCTAGCTTACCTTCTAATTCTTTATAGCTTGCAGCTAGATCTTCTACACTATTAAACTTACCTAAGATCTTACCGTTCTCAGATGTGTTTTCGTCAGCATACTTCTGCAAGTCATCTTGTGACATTGGAGGAGTTTCGTTTGATTGTAAAGATGCTTTCATAATTTTTTAGTTCATAGTAATAGTATTACCATTAGCAGTAACTTTTTCAACTGGCTCGCTAGGTTCTGGTGTATCGTTAACACCTAAACTACTTACAATAGCTTTTGCTTCTGTAGTTTCTTTAGACGGTTTGTTGTCCTTCTTCGGTGATTTGCTGGTTGGCATTTGGTGTTACCTCATTTTGTAATAGTTGTGCTTCTGCTTGATTTTTAGGATCAAGTAATTTATGACCCTGCAAAGCAGATGGAGCTAAGTCCTTAAGTAGTTGTTGCTGTTGTTCAGCTTGCAACTCTTGGGCTATTTCTTCTTTTGATTTTATCAAATTTAAAGTTTCTATACCAACGCTATTAGCTAACCTAATAATTGCTTCATCTATATTCATATATCTTCTCATTACATCTACACCTAATGCTTGAGCTATCGTGCCTATAAATTCTATAAGTTTTTGTTTATCAGCATCCCTACCTAAACCATTTATACCTGTAACTATTTTAGGTCGTACTAATTTATCAGGTAATTTAGGTGCTTTACCTGCCCTTATAAGTAGATGTAATTTTCTACGTAAATATTTTATTTGAAACTCACTACTTAATACAGAATATATTCCTCCTAACGTAGCTTCTAAAGCATTACTCATTATCTGTATCTCAGTACTGGTAACACGTTCTGCATCCCTTTGTATGCTCTTTGTCATAAGAAAAGCATCTTCTAATCTTTTTTCTATTGTTTGTTTTGCTTGGAAAGCTACAGCAAAATCATTACCTTTATTGGTTTGCAAGGTAGTTACATCAGTAGATAGTCCTTCTCTTACTGCACCATTAGGTGCATGACTTACAGCTTTAGCAGAAGTTACACCATTAGGATTTATAAAATATACCGTACGTGCAGATGCAGCAGCACCTTCTATTATTGCTTGCATCAATGCTTCTAAGCTAATTAGATCTCCTTTGTATTCATTTACATATGAAGTACCATAATTAGTATCAGTTTGAGTCCAACGTAAAACAATAAAAGGTGATACATCAACAGGAGAGATACCATCAGTACCAGGTATTTTTTCACCCCTGCACTCTTGAAACCATACATGATTATTACCTTGACGTTCTACTTTTGTATATATATCTATTTCTGCATCTTCCATTGAATCTGCGTCATAGTTTTCTTTTTGTTTTATTTGTTCAAAAAATTCTGGATCTAATGCTTTTGTAGATACAGACTCTTTTGTAATTATTGTCAATACATTACCTACCTCATCCCTTTGTACAACATAACGATCAAGATAATAAACCTTTAATCCATCTTCAGTTATGTATAACAACACATTACCTACAACAATTAAATGTTTAAGTGCTTCAAACATAGCTACTCTATCGTTGCTGGTTTCTATATCTGCCATCACAGCATTTTCTAAACCACGTAAACCTTTATCTATCTCAGCCATTATTTCAGACTGTCCACTTTTTTGTAGTTCTAATTCATCAATTATTAATTTAAAGAATGGTGTGTTAGGTGGTATTAAAGCCATCAACATTTTTGCTGCAAGGCTATTAGTACCAGCAGCACCAAGAGCTTGATATGGTGTTTTTATTTTTTGTTTTTTTGCAGAATTATTATTAAATAAACTAGGTATTGTTAATTTTGCACAGTCATCACCATCACGTTCATATGATGATCTATCAACTGTCAGAATGTTATATAAACTTTCTGCTGTTTTTTGTGTTTCCATTTTAGTAATTTAGATTGCCACTAGATGTACCACTAGATGCTAATGGTATTCGTAACGAGCTAGTACCTAACCTTCTTCTTGCAGTAGCAGCACCAGTTCTATTAGAGCCTAAAGGATTTGTTGCCTTTGTTTCTTTTCTCTTACGACCAGTAACAGGAGCATCCGCAGTCCTTTCGGGCATTGGTGGAGTAGGTCTTGGTTCTGGCAATGGTGGTGGTGACGGTGGCTTCGGGAAAATACACATTAAATTTGACCCTCTAATACTGGTTCACTAAGCATTGTTTCTTTTTGTCGTTCTTGATGTTTCTTTAGAAAATCTACAACTGATCTTTGACCAGCTTTGTACCATACTTCTCTATCAGTCCAACCTAAATCTGGTGGTTTGCTAGGGTAAATAGAATCTAAAGCATCTAGCAATTCATCAGTAAGTACTGGTAAATCACTAGCAGACATAAAAAAACTAAATAACTTTACTTTAATATAACGTGCAACCGCAAAATATCACACTCTTGGTTCTCAAAACGTAGGATTCCATAGCTTAACTTCTCCTGTAGTGTAGTCATAATCACCCTCTCTTAGTATTCTTACAAGTCGAGCATTTAATATAGCATCAGAAATACCATTACCTTTCTTTTCATATGTTTTTACAACTTGATTCCACATAGATTCTAAGTCTTTACTACTGTCTAATAATTTATTAGCTGATACCATACCTAAACCTTTTATACCAGGTACACCATCTGTAGCGTCACCTGCTATTGTCATAGCCATAAAATTTCTATCCGCTTGTGATTTTGTTATTAGTTCTAACGTGTCACCTGCCAATAGTAGTCCTGGTATAGTTCTCATGTCTTTATCTACAGAGACTATAACTGGCTCATCATATCTACCATTTGTACTGAGCAAACCTAATACGTCATCACCTTCTAAATTAGGATAACTAATAGATTTATAAGTATCTTTTACTTCTTTAATAACATTATGCAAACCTAACGGATGTCTTTTATCTATTCTATTTAATTTGTATTCTGTAAATATTTCATGTCTAAAAGTTGGGTAACTTGTAAAACACATAATAAGATCATCACTACCTTTATAACCTTCTGTCTGTAAGACGTTTAAATAATATTTTATCTTAAAATCTATCATGCTCATTGCTTCACGTTCATCCATTATTAGTTGATGGTTATATCTGTCGTATCTAATATCATGTTGAGCAGCACAGCAACAAGAATAGATTAAGTAATCTGCGTCAATAAGTAATGTCATTAGAAAAAATTTGGTAGTGCTCTTAGTCGAGAAGTTTCAGAGTCGTACAACAACTTATCTACTTCTCCTGTCATTCCTGTATGCCTGGATTTTAATATCTTCATTTGTAGTTGTGACCTTTCATCAGCAGAGTTAGATAGCTGATTTCTTACTAAAGATATACATAAATCGCTCATCTGGACTAGGCCATGCGAGCCCCGAAAATCCCTTAAACTAACCTCCGCACCTTCTTCATGTCCTTTACCATCAGGTCTGCGTAAGTGAGTTACTACAAGTAAACAGATATTAGTTTCTTCTATAAGACTACGTAGTTTTGTAGATAATATATCTAGTGATTTTCGTTCGTCATTATTTTCTATGCCAGAAACAACTATAGATATATGGTCTAATATCACTACATCTACACCATCAGTAGTAGCTAGGTTTCTTATTTGAGATAACAATATATCAGGTTCTATACTGCCAAAATGATTATATAAATAAAGACTTCGTGTACCTGTTAATTTATCAAATGCAGCTTTTACAGCAGTCTTATCTATAGCGTCCTGTTTTAGATGTAGAGGTGTGTTTAAATCAATAGAAACCAATCTCATTAGTGACCGTTGTACTGACTCTTCTAGGGCTATATAACCTACTTTCAGACCACTTTTAAGAAAGTGACTAGCAAACTCTCCGCATAATGTAGATTTACCTGCGCCACTACCTGCTGCTATAGCAACCATTTGTGTAGGAAATAAACCGCCAGTAAATTTATTTAATTCTGGATATGGATAATCACATATAGGTTTACTTGTTTCTTTACTAAATAAATCCCAAGCATCAGCAGCATTTATAATATGATCTGTTCTACAAGGTTGTGCTTTCCATAAAATATCTTTTAGTTCTTCTCCACGTTTTGCTACTAATAAATCATTAACGTCATTTATATCATCAGGTAATCTTGCTATCGCAGCTTTACCTTTAGGTAATACTTTAAGTGCTTTATCTGCACCAACTTCACCAGCATTATCATTATCAAAACAAATAACAGACCTACAAAATTTATTTATAAAATCATATTCTTTAGATAAATATTTAGCTGCTGACTGTACACCAGAAGGAACTGATACACAAGGAAAGCGGTGATTAAAAATTTGACTAGCTGCCATGCAATCAATCTCGCCTTCAAAAATTGATAAGAACATATCTCCTGTATTTTGTATTCTGCAATTTATCTGACCATATAACTGCACCTGACTTATATCACCTATCCATATAAATTTTTTGTTAGCAAACCTTATATGTTGAGCTATATCTACACCTAGACTATTTTGATATGTTGCTACCTGGCATTGCTGACCTTTGTATTCACTAACACCATATTTAAATAGTTCGCAAGTCTCTTTAGTGATTCCACGTTTAGGTAAGTCGGTGTATGTAACAGGTAATAGTTTCACTTCTTTTTTAAATACTGGTTGTTGTATAGGTTTTGGAATAAATTTTTTTTGTGGTTTTTTATCTGGGTAATAACTGTAATCACAGTCAACAGAAAAACAATAAGCATGACCATCATCAAACCAAGCTAAATTATCTTTTGATTGACATTGTGGGCACTCAGTTTTTTTTACATACTTGCTTTGCATTTTGCCAATCTTTAATAAGTCGTTCTAATTCAGAAATGCGTTTCATAGCATATTTAATTTTATCTTTAGTTTGCATACCAATCGTCAGGAATAAATTTATCGCAATATTTAAACCCATGTCTCGTACACCATTTGGCATACGAGATAGAGTTTTTAGCTTTAGATAATTTAGTTTTACTGTTTTGAAAACAGAATCTAATATCTAGTTCGGGTCTAGCCTTCTTGATAATAAGATGCTTTCTTCTGTCCTCTTTTGAGAAGTACCCTTTTGTTTCAACAATAAAATTGTCGAGGATAAAATCAGGCTTGTAGCAGCAAGTAATTTCATAATCTATTTCAAGAGATTCATAGGTAAATACAATTTTGTTTTTGTTTAGTTTAGTAGCAAATTCTTTTTCAAACTTGCTTTTGTACTTATTACCAATCACTTGCACTTGCTGGTACTGGTGCAGATGGATCTTCAAAACTATTAGAAGTTACATTTTGACTAACAGGTTTAAATCCCATATCTTCTGGTGATGACATTCCATCCCAAGCTACAAAGTTTCTTACTATTACAGATACAGGTTGTATTCTTAAACCTACTTCATCCAATTCAAAACCTTGCACACGTAGATATGCTTGACCTCTTGACTCAGGACTAATTTTATCAAACTTTGCTGACTCATCCCTTGTAAGAAAAACTACTTTATCACCTACTTGTTGTGCAAATTTTGGTGGTGGTAATTCAAATTCAGCACCTTGTTTATTGGTTCTTTTACCACTAGGCATACGACAATATACTTCTAATCCTTGTTCTGTCATTTTCCAATATTCTTTTGGTGCTCCATCTTTTGTACGTGACCACGTATATTTTTTATCAGGATTTTCTCTATTTAATTGTTCCTTCCATTCTTTTTTATATCCTTCTAATTTATTAACCATAAACTCTACTGAGTTTTGTGGTTCTGTTCCTGGCAATCCTAAATCAGCAGGTATAAATGTATCGTCTGGTTTAAATACAAGTGTAAGCTGATAGTAACCATACTTAGGTTCTGGTTTATATAACCATGCATAAGTTAAGTTTGCATAAGGTGTTGTCAACATTAAAGTTGGTGCTTTGCTTCCCATTGAGATTCATTGAATGTATTTTAAGAAACGTCTTATAGACGTTTAAGTATATTAACGTCAATACATATAGTGTCTAGGTATATCTTCAACTAAATACATATGGTGCATTAATTATATGATTTAAATCAAAGTTGCCTAATGGTTTTAGGTTTTTATATAACTCACATCTATTAGACCAGGTATATAAATTTACTAAATTTTTCTTTACTTGTTTTATAAATGGTTCTATTTCTTGTGCGTTAGCAGCAAAACTATCATGTATAGTTACTAAACTTTTAAATCCTTTTGCTTTATATACTTCTGATAATGCTAGATGTACGTTAGCTGCGTCATAACTATGTACAAAATTAGGTGTAATACTATTTCTTATTTTCTTTTTATCTAATGTTTTAGTGTCGTATGTATAACATAACCATAAACTAGACTCATTAAATTTTGTTCTTACCTGTTTAGATTCTTTTATATAATAATTTTGTTCAACAATAAAACCTGATGGTGTAGTCCATGTTGTAGCTTGACTGTCTTTTAAATAATCCATTACATATTTACAAGAAGGAAATATCTGATCTAATGCAGTTCTTATCTGTTTTACTAAAAAATGTAAATGACTATTTGTTATATTGTCATTCCATTTTTTTGTTTCTAAATAATTAATCATACCAAAATCTGTTCCACCGTAAGGGATCATAAGAATTGGTTTTTTTATTCTATTTCTATCTAAGTTTTTATCATTTAATAAATCCTTACATTTTCTTGTATCAGCAAAATTAAATCGTGACATATAATTTAAATTCAATCTTAGTTTTTCTAACACTAAACTATAAAGATCCTGTCTATTACTTTTAGTTAGATTAGTAGCTACAGCTAACTTCTCATCTTTTGTTAGGCAAGCTATATGTTGATAAGCATTATTAGTACCATC